TTGCGAGACATCAGCTTCATGATTTCCTTTTTGTTCATTGCTTAAACGTTTAAGGGGTTAATAAATAATGTCTTCGATTTCTCTGTTCATCAGCGAGAGGCGGTTGCGACGCATACGCATGACGGCGACTGCCTCGCGCTCGCGCTGCTCGCGTTCTTCCTGTTCTTGTGCTTCCTTTGCCTCCTGCTCCTTGCGCTTGGCTTCCTCCTCAGCTGCCTTGGCATCGTCGTCGGTAGCTTCCTGCTCGCGCTTATGAGCCTCTATCTGCTCATCAATTTGGCGCAGGATTTCCTCGCCAAACTCACGGGTAGCGACTGAGGTCTGTCCATAGGCAGGATGGGTGACAATAGACACGTCGAAGAAGCCGGTTGCACGCTTCACACGGCGAATCCACACTTCCTTCCCGTCGTGCAATTCCTCGGTTCTCTCATAGCTGACACTCTCGCGGTCGTGGGAGTCGTCGCTGAAGGCGAAAGACATACCGTCAATGTCACCACGACGCATCAGCTCCAGCGTGTCGTTGGCGTTGCTTGTGTGCGGAAGGCTGCAACGGCAAGCCATGCCCTGTTGCAATAGGTCGAGTGACAGTGTGTCACGGTCGGGGTTGTTACGGTAGCGACCCAGTACGTCGGGCACAAGGTTGGAGTGGTTCAGATTCAGAATCACGTCACTGCGCTGAAGCAGCTCTCGGCTGATGAACCCCGGTTCCAGAATCTCATACACCTCTCGCTCTTCCGACCACGGGGTGAGGTTGACCGAACGGACACCGTAAACAATGGGCATACCCACAATCTCGCGGCTTTGCTGTTCGCCATCCTGCTGCTCACGTACTCGTAAGTCGCAAGCCTCAATGGGGATAAATCTTACTTGTTTGCTCATATCAACTGAAATTATTCGTTACTTATCGGTCATATTCGTGTGCGGGGTTTACTGCGCGTCGCACGTTGGGGTTTCGCTTGCGCTGGACTTCGCGCTCCAGGGCGTCGATTTCTTCTTTTGTTGGGTTGGGTGTCATAATGCGTATTTTTTATTGTTTACTCCACAATTCCTCGTTCTGCTTCAGCCACTCGGCCTGACTCTTCATGTCGTTCTTCCGCCACGAGCCGCCCTTGTAGTGAACATAGTAGTCATCAAGGCGGATGATGTTGCGGGCGACCAACTGCGGCTTGGTGCGCATGATGTCCTCAAGCATGGCCGCGCCGGTGTCGTACCAGTTTCCGCGCACGTTCCGGGTTGCCCCTGCAACCGCCCAGCATCGCTTCGGGTCGTAGTAGCGTGCGCCGTTGGCGGTCAGCAGCGGCACGTTGATGTAGCACAGGAACGGAAGCATACGGGGGATGTCGAACTGGTTGCCCTTCTGGTGCCACTGTATGCGGCCCACGCTGGCATATTCCTCTTGCCACAGTGGGCTGGGGTCTTGTCGGAGCAAGATGTCGCTTTCCATGAGGATGAAGCCGTCGGGCAGCAGCTCCCACAACTTCTGCACACTGGCGGTGTGCTTCAGCGAGCCGTAGTTGCTCAGCTTGGCCATGTCCCAGCACTTTGCGGGGTGCGAGGCAAGCAGTTCGTCGAAGTCGATGAGTTGTCCTTTGGTGTTGTCGATGCGCTTCACGCCCGCCACGCGCTTCTTGAACGGCAGTTCGTCGCTGTTGTCGAACACCACGACGGGCCACTGACAGCCGGTCTTTCGGAGGCTCATAATGCACGCCTCAGTGAGTTCGGGCGTGTTGTAATGCACGATGGCGATGATCTGTTTCTTCTTCATAGGTCGAAATATTTGCGGATGTTGAATTTGCCGTCCTTGTCTTTCAGCTTGTCAATAGCGAGCTGATAGACGGAGGCCAGCAGCTCCTCGTTGGTGGCGGGATGCGATGGAGAGCCGATGATGCGCTGAAGCGTCTGCCCGCTGTCAGAGAGTATCATGCACATGGTGGTAGCGAGGGCATAGTTATTGAAGTACGGCGGCTCGTCGGTGGCGTAGCCTGCATTCCTTAGCATATCGAGCACCTGACGGGGCGACCATTGCGGCTGTGGCTCCATCTGACGCACAATCTCGCTGGCCTCGTGGCCGCTCAGATAGTTGCGACATTCCTGATTATTGCTTTTACCGTCAAGGATGGCAATGGCTTGGGCTGCAATGTCAGGCTCGTAGGCGACAAGCCAGCGCATGACGCGCTGCACCATTTCTCCCAGTCTGGTCATGTCGCCGCTGTTGATGGCCGCTTCGTAGCGGTCGAGGAATTGTTGATAACGTTCTTCTGCTGTCATTGTTCCTTTCCTAATTGTTCGTTGGTCTCTTGCGCGATGATCTGCACGATGTTCTCTCGGCGGTCATCCTGCAACTGTAGTATCTGGTAGGTCTTTCCCTCGGCGGTCAGGCGGCAGTCCTTGTCGAGGTTGCGGGATTTGCCGTCGCTCCACCTCATGCGTATCTGCACCACGTCGTATGCCTCCAGTGCTCCTTCCATCATGGCGTGCATACCTTTCGTCCACTTCACGCTGCCCCACACACAGCCGTTGCAAACGTACTTCACGCCGCCGGTGCCTCTCACGCCGGTTGCGCCGTCGGCCTGGCGGTCAACCGACCAGATACCGACCTTCTTATCCAACATTCCGCTGCTGTAACCCATCTATGCGCCCTCCTCTCCGTTGGCCGCTGTGCCCTGCGGTTTTCCCGCAGGGTCGCTCACGGTGTAGTTACCTGGCTTCAGCTCCGTTGCGCCCTCGCTCTTTGCGATGAGAGCCTTCAGCGTCATCATGTTCGCGCTGGCCATCGGCTCGTCGCCGTTCTCCACAGCTGGCTGGTCGTACTGCTGACGAATCTCGTTGATGGTCATGGCTCCCGTCTCTAAGCGGCTCTTGTCGAGGTTGGCCTGCTGCATCGGGTCGAGGCGGCGCAGGGCTTTCTCGCAGATGTGGATGCGTCGCTTGCCGAAGTCGCCCACACTGAGCAGCTTGCTGTTCATCTCATCTTCATGCTCACGGATGCGCGGCTGGATGGTGCGAAGCATGAACTCCTGCGTGGCCAGTTCCGGCATTTTGTACGAGCCGCCGTCGCCCTCCATCATCATCACCAATGGGATGCCCAGCAACCGCGCCAGGCTCTTCACCTCAAAACCACGGCTCTCCAAGAGCTGCAACTGCTGACTTGTCTGACTGAGCATCTGAGCACCGGCCACGTTGTCGAGCAGCAGCACGTCGTTGCTGGCCCAGTCCTCACGGAACCGCCGCGTGATTTCCTTCAGCTGGTTCGCATTGGCACGGCCACGGGTGCCGACGGGTGCCGCCTCTTTCTCCTGGAGCAGCACTTTGTAACGGCCACCCTTGGCCATGTCCTGAAGGGTCTGCTCGTCGCCCGTGGCCGAAATCTGAAGCGACCGCATGGCAAACTGAAGCGTGGGGATTCCGTAGAGCAGGTCGGGCGTGAGGAAGGTGTTGCGGAAGTGCAGCACGTCCTCCATCGGCACCGTTTTCACCACCGACATACCCGGCTTTGGCGTGTACTGGATGGTGTAGGTGTCTGTCCCCGTGTTGATAACTCCTGCCTGACAAAGCCACAGCGCACGGGGCCACTCCCCGGCCATGTCGCGCTCCAGATAGACGTAGGCGTTGCCGAAGTAGATTTTACGGAACTCAATTTGTTCCTGCAACTGCGAGGCCGACATATAGGGATTTGGCCGCACTTGTAGCAGGTAGTTCAGCTTGCCATTGTCGCCGTAAAGGCTCTCCACGAAGTTGCCGCCATCCATGTCCTTGCGCTGGTACTCCACTTCCATCTGCCCCATCGTCTGCATGATAAGGCTTACGCCACGATGCCACGCTGGCACCATGAGCGACGACATGCCGTGAGGGCTGACCACATTGGCCGCCCAGTTGCCGCCCTTCGGCTGCGTCTGGTTCTCCGGAGCGGCGGGGTCGGTGGTGGTGATGGTGCCCGGCGTACCGTTGGCACTCGCCACCTCGCGCTTGCGAAAAAATGATATGTTACTTCCGAACAATTCCATAGTTCTTTCCTTTTCTTATTGCCTGTTTTGCTGTTCAGGGTTTACTAAACCTCTTCCAACGGCCCGCTGCCCTGAAATGAAAAAACGCCCTGCGACAAGTTGCCCAGCGTGGCCGTGCAACGCCAACCTGTGACGATGGCCTGGCCTGTCAGCACCTCACTGCTGTCACGCTTGCCGAAGGTCAGCGTCACCACCGTGCCCACCTTGGCGGCGTTGCTGGTGACAGCGGTCACAAGGTGGTTGGCCGTGACGCTCCACCCTTTCCGTCCTGGGATGTAGGTACGCCAACGGCCTCGTGTCGGCGAACTGGTCTCTATTGCTTCACCGCTAACGTTCAGCTCGCAGGAACGGGCACCGGCAATGGCCACGCCGCCCAGTTTCACGATTAAGTCTCTTCCGTGTATTATCATTTTTCTAATTCGTTATTCCCATGTGTCTGAGCATCGAGGTGGTTACTATCTCACCCATGCCCTTGCGCTTGTAGGTGTTGTTAATGCCCAGGATGATGTTCTCTCCGTTGGTGTAGGGCTGTCCGCCCATGCCGCCGCTGAAGTCGCGGTCTTGCAGTGCACTGGCTATGACGCCTGCCTGCGCCTGGTTCAGCACCAGCTCGCCGGCGTTCAGCCGTGCGGGAATCATGTCGCCGCTGAACCTGCGGCCAGGGACGGTGTAGCCGCTGGCGGCTTTCACCACGCCGCCATTCGCAAAGCCGAGCAGTGTACCTATCTTCTGGAACGTTTCGATGGATGTCAGAATCATGGTGATACTGTTCAGCACGCCAAGCATGTTCTGCAAGTCCTTGGGGATTTCTATTCCAAGGCCCTCGATGCCGCTCACCATGTTGCCCACCGCACTGCTGATGCCGCTCAAGATTTCGTTAGCCTTCACATTCGCTTTCTCTTCCTTAGGCTGTACAATCTTCACATCCAGCTTCTTGTTCTTCAAGGACTGCTGGGCAGCTTCCACCGACTTTCGCCCCATGTCGGAGAATGAGACAGCACCAAGACCCTGGGGGGAAAGCTCGCCGCGAAGCATCTTCATCGCGTCGTTAACACCGAATATCTTGCGTCGGTATTCCTCCCAGTCTGACGTGCTCGTGACTTGTTCCTGCTCCTTGCGGAGGGCCTGCATCTGAGCTGTCAGCCCAGCGATGCTATATGCTGCAGCGGTCGGCGCGTCGGTGCGTGTCGAAGAGATACTTCCACCACTTTTTCCTCCTCCACCAGCCATCGGGAGTGACCCTTTCAGCCCCTGTATCTTTCCCTGCATCTGGGTAATCTGTCCATCAAGCTCTACAACTTCCTTGTTGTAGCCGGCGAGAATGGAAGCGGCACTGGCAGAATAGCCATTCTCCATGAGCATCTTGAAAGAGTTCTTGAATGCCTCCATGCGCACGGCGGACAAAGCGGCTACGTTGCCTTGCATTCGTATTAGCTCTATTACCTTCGCTCCGTCCCGGATGAGTAGGTTCTG